TTGTCACTAACTCTCTAATAGTAGAAGCTATGGGCATAGAATATTGGGTTGACTGTAATATGTCAAATACCATTTTCTCTGCACCTTTATTTATCTTCTTTGCTACGCCGGCAGAACCTTTTATAGGCCTGTCAATTGTTTTTATGCTCATATCAATGATTTTACTGTGTTATAATACTCTTTTTCATACTCTGATAGCATCTCTTTTCCTATTGGGAATACCCTATGCTCTGCATTAGAATGTATTTGAGATATGTACGGTCTTCCTTTACCTTTCTTCCACTCCTCTAGTTTCTTACTTATCCATATAGTGCCACTACTAATGTCATGATTATAAAGAGAATGGTAATGCATTCTTCTGCCTGGATACGTACTATTTGTTTGGTCTCTAAATCCTATAAACACTCCTTTACAGGAATACGTACCATAGAATACTGTAATTAGAGTACCTGTCCTCATATTGAGTATTATGTCCTCTATAGGATCTTTTTTCTTTTCTTCGTCTGTCATTTTAATTGTTTTAAACAAAGAAAGGGCCCTAATGGGCCCCTTAATTGAAGTTAATAGCAGTTAAAGCTGTTTTACAAGTTCTAGAACCTCTAAAACTTGAACTTTATTTCTTGGCATAAACAATACATATTGCTTTCCAGTGTCTTTTAGATGCTTCTTGAACAGTTTCCATCTTAAAGGAAACGATTCATTGGCATATCCTTTAGTCTCAATGATCCATTTACCATCCGGGTCAACAAAGTCAGGTGTATAAGTAATGGCTCTAACTTTAGAACCCTTATTATACAACTTTTTTGATGTCCCTTCATAACAGGCCATTGGATAAACTAAAGCATCAAACACTGTAAAGGTGTGTTTCTCGTAATCTACAGCTATACCTTCATCGTCGAGCGCCTTGTACATAGTACGTTCTAAGAATGATTGAAACTCAATCCCTTTGTACGTATTTTTCTTAGCGTTTTTAACCTTAGAGGTTGACTTTCTTTTATAGCTCATAGTTTACAATATTAGTTTGTAAATTACCTTCATATCCACGTGTCTTGCTCCAGATGTGTACCTGTCCAACACGCATTGTACCGATGTACCCTTTGTTCTTATGCCACTCATCGTTCCCACAAATAGAAGGGATAAACCTAACTTTCGTTCCCATAAACTCATTAAGCATCTCCTTATGGAAATGACCTAGGTGAGCCTCACGGAACTTAGTACGACTCCACATAATTGGCTGTTCTGTTGCCATTAATAGGGGTATCTTATCGCCTTTCACCTTGTCCCCGTGGAAGAAGAGGATCATATTTATCCCATATTGGTAATACTTTCTTTCTTCAAGGCTATTGTCTACTGTTATGTTGGGGTTTCTCTCGTATCTTGCTTGTAGCAAGTCACCGATATAGAACATACGCTCATAATCGTGATTCCCTTGTATAACAACCACATCTACTGGTGCAAATTGTGATAAGTACGTAATAGCAGTGTCCATCAGTTTCCAATATCCTCTAAAAGACTCTCTCCATCCCATGTAATCCGTTTGTGGAGTTCCAGCCGTGGTGGCCTTCGAGTAACCTTCAGAGTTTAATCCGTCATTTCCAATAGGTAAGATAATTCTCTCAACGTTCAAGTTTGCAACCTTCCCGTAGAGTTCTACTACCGCCTTCATGAAATGATCTTCTACTACTCTTGGTCCCTCTCCCGTTACTTTCCCGTAATGAATATCCGGTAGTGAGATTTCGACAGCCACAGGGTCATCGTGTTTCTCATACTTATATCCAGTTACTGTAGGGGACTCCTGTATTACAAGGTCTAGGAACTCTTTCTTAACATTTCGGAACTCGTGCCATTGGTTCATGGTTACAACAGAGTAACGTTGTTCACCGCTTGCACTTTGCCAAAACTTAACTGATTTCACGTCGTCCATTGTCAGCCCATTAGAGCTTAAATGGTCTTGGAATTCAGCTGAATCTGACTCTGGTACCAGCGCCTCATTTCGTAGCTCAGCTTTAACTGCCCTAACTGTTTCTTCTGATACATTGAATTTTTCTGCTAAATATGCAGCACCCTTCTTAAGGTAGCCTTGATTGTTCTTCAGCTTTTCGTTCAGATCTTCTTTGCTCATCAATAATTTGTTTTAGTATAAGCCTATCCTTATTCCTTACAAGATCGGATGGATCCTTGGATCTATACTCACTCGGAATGCAAATGTTTACTAGATTATACTTTTCACAAATTCTGCTTGCCATCATCTGCCCTGGGTTTGTTTCTTTATCGAAGTCATTGTCGTATAAGACTAGTACTTCTTTGAATCGTTCCTTTAATTGGGCTATAAGATTCTCAGGAGGTATTTGCATTTCTGTTTGCAATGCCACTGAATTATACCCTACTGCTAGCAGGGTCATTATATCTTTTAGCGATGATGTTAATATGACTATATCTCCCGTCGCCGGAAGTTGCGTCCATCCTTGGATGTCCTTGCTTGAAACATTACTTGACCACTTAGCTTCCTTTGATAAAGGTGCATAAATTTTAAATCTTGTTCCGAAGGGATACGCGTAGGTAATTGTCTCACAGTTAAATCTTAGAGTATTAATCCAATAATGACTTATTGGTTCAACACCAAATTTAACTAAAATATCCTTACCAATATAGAATTGTCGCCAAAAATCTGCGTCAGCTTGCATCCAACCCCTTGATCTCTTTTTGATTTTGGTTATCTTCTCTGTAAAATCTCGCTTTTCATATCTTTTTCCTTCACCTATTTTTACAGTTCCCTTACTATGTGCTAAATTCAGATTAAAGTCCGAGTCTATCATACGTAAGGTTGTAACCCAATCACATTGAAATTTGTGTTGGACATATCTAAGACAACTAAAAGAGTGATCAGGATGACCGTGGTCTTTATACCACAGCCTTCCTTTCCATACATAAATAACAGCGGAAGGGACATTGTCGTCCCTTATCTCGCTCCTAAAACGGGCTCCAATTTCCTTGAACCCTGATATATAGTGCCTAAAGATGTCATACTCAGAGAGTTTCTCGAGTATAACTTCTGAATGCAAGTGATCATCACTACTTCTAGATTTTATCACTAGAATGGAGACTTTGCAGTATCTCCTTCAGTTAATGGTGCATCAGGCATAGACCAGTCTGCATCATCGTCTTTCTTAGTTCCCACATCAGCAGCTAACAAGTTAATGGTAGGCTTATGTTCTCCCCAAGCAAGGTCTGCATTGAAGTCTGCGTTGAATGAACCATAGTCATCGTTAAGATTTCTGATAAAGAAGTCATCACGTTGAGGCTTAACACGACCAAAGTGCTTAGAATACACTGTTTGGTACTTGTCATCCTTCACACCAACTAGTACACGTACTTCGTTAGTTCCTAACACTCCAACAAGAGCTTTAATCTCTGCTACGTCTCCGTTAGCTATCTTCTTAGTAGTCTCAAATGAAACTTCATCACCGTTTGCTACGTTAGCCCACGATTTAACAAAGTTAATAAGAGTCTCTTCACCAACAAATGCATGGTGCTCACCTTCGTTCTTCCACCATTCGTATGAAGGAGACGATTCTGACCACGTTGATTGCCCAACATTGTTGATCCATTGGTTCTTACCTGATTGAGATACTCTAGCCTTAGGCTGAGTTAGGATCTCCATCTTCACTGTTGTATCTTCATTTCCTAACCAGAATACTACCTTGTTGTAGTCCTCGTTGTTAAAAGATACTGAATAGTTAGGCTCTTGCTTAACTTTGATTTCCATTGCATGCAATTCCTTCATTGAAGGGTTTACTGCTACAACTTTCATATTAGTAAGTCCTGAGTATAATGTAATACCTGATCCTGCTACTTGTTCTGTACTTGAATTCGATTTAATCGCCATCTTTCTGTTTATTTAAAATTAAAATTCTTCTCCGTCAAATCCTGCTGAAAACGCTGTGTCTTCTTCTGCTTGCTCAGCTTCAAATTGATTACGATCCTCAATCTCCTGCTCCATAGCATTTGTTTGTTCGTCGTTGTACTCCTCAACCTCTTCAATAGACTTTTCTAAGTCTACTTGAGCTGGTGATACAGTGTCTAATGACGCTGCTGTGTCATCTACAAAAGTGAAAGACATCTTACGCTTTCTGCTTGCTTTCTTACCTTTTAAGACTGGGTGCTTGAACATCTCTGTCAATTCCCATCCTTCTAAGTCGTACTTAGCTTTGATTCCTGGACGGTCGATACCGTTCTCTAGATCTGCTAAGATCATAGACGTTGTAATAGTTGTTGGTGTAGCCATTTTTGCGGTTTCTACGGTTAATTCTTGGTTTGTTTCAATCATGGTGTGATAATTAATCAATGAATATTTCTGACCAGTTTAAAGGCATGGTCTTTCCTTTTAAGTGCGCGCATCTTGAGCCTGCAGCTATATCGTCCATAGAGTCAAATGAAATCATAGTGACATCATCTTCTCTATATATATATCCTACTGCATCCGCATCAGCGCATGTAATGTTCTTAATCTTTCCAGTAAGGTCGAGATCTTTCACAGATACTTCCTTTCCCTTCTTCTCTAACATCTTATCCTTGAGGTGACCTACAAGTATGATATGATCTGCCAGAGTGTTCAATCTTTCAAGCCAACGTTTATACGCCATACGCAAGTACAGGTATCCTCCACCATTAGGTAGAGACAACACAGATGCACCCGGATTCTTAGTCTCAAAGGTTTTACCCATAGGGGTTTGCATGTAAATCTGCTTAGCTTCTCCTTCGCACCATTCTTCCAGCTTGGAGATCGTGTCAATAGCTATATACTTATAAGGTTTCCCTGCAGCATGTATAGCTTTACCTACTTTAGATAGATCAGCTAAGTTATGTGCCTTTACTTTCAAAGCATCTAATAAGTCTGATCCGTCCTCTAGATCGATGATAAGACAGTTCTCTAGTTCAGCTAATGCTGATGTTTTCCCTATTTTAGGGGCCCCATATATCACCAAATTCTTCGGTGATTTACGTAGTGCGGGGACTATTTTAGTTGGTAGCTCCATGTCTCTCTTTGTTTACTGATTTAAATTTCTTTTTCTTCTTCGTAACGCCTCTAAACTTATCTTTATCCGGTGCTTTATTCTTAGTAGCCTTTGAACTACGTTTAAATTTTTCCCTTTCCTGATTGACTCTGATATTAGGCTTGCTATTATTCCTTTCATCTACCTCTTTTTTCCAAATGATTAATGCTCCGCTAAGTAACAGCACTACTGCTGTAAGCGTTATTACGATTACTAGTATTGGTATTAACATACTCTAAATTTTACCGCTGACTGTACCGCCAGGCTTCTTAATAATACCTCCTAGACCTTTATTCTCTCGAATACCAGTCATATAGGCCTTGCAACACATAGCGTCAGGTGATACTATCACACCGTCTTCTACTTTCATTGTATGTTTAGCCAGTTCTAACTTGGATCCACATATTTTACACTCAAACTTTGCCATCTTTCTTAACTATTTTAATTTTTATCTCAGTCAGGCTACAATCTTCTATGAGCATACTAAAGTGAGTCATAACTTCAAGTATAGACTCATCTCTGAACTTGATTGAGGCAGGTTGTCCGTTAGCTTTTCTGTCGTTTGTGTCTGTCAATGTTCCTTTATACATAATGATTTCTTAATATTTAGTTAACGTTCAGTGTGAATAGTTTACCTACATTTACCTTATGAAAAAAGAATCAAAGATAATATATTTATTGTTAATGGCTATAGTGTATACTTTAGCTATACTTTAACGGCCATTTCGTTTGTTTATGGATCTATCGTACAATACTATCAGTATTGCGAAGACTCCTAAACCTATGAGGAATGCTTTTTCTGTCATCTTAGTTCTGTTAGTGATAAGATTAAATCTCCTAATGTTCTAAGGGAGTTTATTTCGTGGGAACCCTCTGTGTATACGTACAGCGGGAATAATCCCCCCACCTCACTAGAGGTTAACTCTATTCCGTGTTTCTTGAAGGAATAGAAGGTATAACCTGGTTCATAGCCCTCATTCTCTTGATAATGCTCTATAAAGCCTAACTTTAATAATTTTTTAGGGGTTATAGTAGGCTCTTCTCTTTCTAAGTGGTTTTCAATACTTTCCTCGAAATCCTCCTTAGCATTCAGCAGTCTGAATATATCATCCGCACTAGATGTTAAGTGTCCTGTTTCGTCTACTTGCTCTACCTTAGCATTTTCATTTGCAATACGAGAGTATCTCTCACCCATAAGAATATCTAATTTATCCTCGGCTGAGTCTACTCTAGCACTCTCAAGTTGTATCAATTGATACATAGAATCACGTGCCTTCCCCGTTTCTGCAAGCGTCTCAGTTATCTGAGTTAGCGCATCAAGGGTCTTGTCATTAAAGTCTTTTTGTGTCATTTTACTTGTATCTAGTTAATAAATTATGTATCTCTTCGTCAGCC